TCAGGTGGTAGTGATATAAATATTTTTGACACAAATACTGCGTTAGATACTTCAAGAAATATCTTAACCAATGTTAGAGAACTTATAAAAGGTTGCAGAGGCTATCTTCCATATAGTGCTGGTAAATATAGTTTAGTTATTGAAACAACAGGAACAGCAAGTATCACATTAACAGAAGATGATATTATAGGTGGATACAGTTTAACAACACCTGATAAAAACGAAAAATATAATAGAGTTATAGTTGGCTTTGTTGACCCAGCAAGAAATTATCAAGTTAATGAAGTTCAATATCCAGCTATTGATGATAGTGGTTATGCAACAGCAGATAAACACGCAACTATGAAAACTGCTGATGGTGGTTTTTTATTAGAGGGTAGATTTTCATTCAGTACAATCACTAGCCAATATCAAGCAGAAGAAATGGCAGAGGTAATACTTAGAAGAAGTAGAGAAGCATTATCTCTAGGTATTACAGTTAGTTTAGATGCTTATGATTTAGCCATAGGAGATATAGTTAATATTACACATTCTTCTTTAGGATTTTCTGCTAAACCTTTTAGAGTTCTTGGAATAACTTTTAATGAAGATTTTACAGTTGGTTTATCTTTAGTAGAGCATCAAGATTCACATTATACTTGGGCTACAAAAACACAAGCTACAGCAACACCATCAACTAATTTACCTAACCCTTATATTATTCAACCACCAGCAAGTATTACTTTAGATGATACTTTGGTGGAATATAATGATGGAACTGTAATTGTAGCTTTAGATGTATCAATAAGTGCTTCTCCTGATAGCTTTGTTGATTATTACCAAGTTGAATACAAATTAAGTACAGATTCAGATTTTATTATTTATGCACAAGGTTCAGGATTAAATCATAGAGTATTAAATGTAATTGACCAAAAGATTTACAATGTAAGAGTTAAAGCTGTTAATAGTTTTGGAGTTTCATCAACTTATGTATCAGCAAATAGAACTATTGTAGGTGCAATAGAACCACCTAGTGATGTAACAGATTTTTCTTGTAATATCTTAGGACAAGAAGCACATTTGTCATGGACACAAATACCAGATTTAGATTTAGCTTTTTATCAAATTAGATATTCAACATTAACAGATGGAACGGGAGAGTGGGCAAACTCTGTATCTTTAATAGAAAAAGTTTCACGACCAGCCACAAGTATTAGTACAGTTGCTAGGGCTGGAACTTATCTTATAAAAGCATTTGATAAATTAGGAAACGCAAGTTCTAATGCAACTGCAATAGTTTCTAATGTTACAGGAGTAGAAAACTTTAATGCAATAACTTCTGTATCTGAACACCCTGATTTTAATGGAACATTAACAGATACAGCAATAGTAGATGACACTTTACGATTAGATTCATCTGAATTATTTGATTCAGCTTCAGGAAACTTTGATGCAGAAACAACTAGATTTTTTGATTCAGGTGTTGCTAATGCAGACTTTAAACCAACAGGTAATTATTTATTTGCAGATGTAGTAGATATAGGTGCTAAACATACTACTAGAATCACAGCTACTTTAAAACAAACTTCTGACGACCCAGATGATTTATTTGATAATAGAACAGGATTATTTGATTCACAAAATTCTAGCTTTGATGGAGATACACCAGCTAATTCTAATGCACATATTGAGATTGCAACAAGTGATGATAATTCTACATTTACAGCTTTTCAAAATTTTGTAATTGGTAACTATACTGCTAGATTTTTTAAATTTAGAGTTGTTTTGACTTCTACTGATTTAGCTTCAACTCCTGTTGTTCAAGAAGTAACAATAACAATAGATATGCCTGACAGGATATTTTCAGGAAACGATATAGATTCTGGTGCTGGAACTAAAACTGTAACATTTACAAATCCATTTAAAACTGATAATTATGCAGTAGGTATTACAGGCGAAAACATGGCAACAGGAGATTTCTTTATAGTAGAATCAAAAACTATTAATGGATTTAATGTAACATTTAAAAATTCAAGTGGAACAGCAGTAGATCGTAAATTTGATTTTATTGCAAAAGGCTTTTAAAAGGAGTATAAAACATTATGGCACAACACGATTATAACATAGCAAACGCATCATTTCCCTCAGTAAGATCAGACATCAATGATGTTTTATCTGCTATAAATACATCTAATTCAGGAACTTCAAGACCAAGTTCTGCTGTCGCTGGTACGATTTGGTTAGATACATCTGGTGGTGCAACTGCTCATCTTTTAAAATTTTATGACGGGGGTGCTGATATAACTTTAGCAACGATTAATACCACAGCTAACACAGTAGATTTTTCAGATTCAGCTATTAATATTGTTACTGACACTACTCCACAATTAGGTGGAATGTTAGATGTTAATGGTCAAGCAATAGGAGATGGAAGTTTAGAACTTTTAAAATTTGTAGAAACAGCAAGTGCAGTTAATGAACTTACTATTACAAATAACTCGACGGGAAATAATCCTATTCTATCAGCAACAGGTGGCGACACTAATATAGGATTAAATTTAGTTCCAAAAGGAACAGGTGTTTTACAAGGTAATGGTTCTGCTTTAAAAATTGCTGGTAAAGAAACTATATGGGTTCCAGCAGTTGCTATGTATCCAACAACTACAAATGGTTGTGCAGATTTATCACAAACAGAATTAACAGCTGGACAGCCTGAACTTAAATCATTAGATTTTGATAAAGATAGTGATGAGTCTTGTCAATTTTCTATTGCATTTCCTAAATCATGGAATGAGGGAACAATAACTTTTCAAGCATTTTTTACAGCTAACACAACAAATACAGGAACTGCATCGTTTAAATTAAATGGAGTAGCAATAGCTGACAATGGTGCTATTGATGTAGGGTTTGGTTCAGCTGTGGGACATACTGCAAAAGCACACAGTGGAACAGCAAACGATTTAAATATCACAGATGAAAGTAGTGCGATAACTATAGCTGGTTCTCCATCGGCAGGAGAACAAGTATTTTTTAGTATTTTTAGAGACGTATCAGCAGATAGTTTAACAGCTGACGCAAAATTATTAGGTATAAAAATATTCTTTACAACTGACGCACCTAATGACGCATAATTATGAGAGATTTAAATAATAAACTCATATCAAGTAAGAACACAAAAAATATTCAATCAAGAAAAGGTAAATCATTTGGCTATCAAGTTTTAGGATTTGGTGCTGGTGGAAAAAAACCTTTTGTAGCATATAACATAGAATATTTAGTTATAGGTGGTGGTGGATTTGGTCGAGTGTCTGCACCTGGTGGTGGAGGTGCTGGAGGGTACAGAAATTCTTATTCATCAGAAACATCTGGTAGAAACTCCTCGTCAGAAAGTGCATTAACTTTAGCTGATGCAAATTACACAATTACAGTTGGTGCTGGAGGCTCATCATCAAATGGGTCAGATAGTTCTATAGCTGGAACAGGAATTACCACAGTTACATCTTTAGGTGGTGGTTTCGGTGGTAGAGATGGACAAGCTGGTGGAGATGGAGGCTCTGGAGGTGGAGGTGCTCAATCAAATGCAAATGGTGGTTCAGGTACATCTGGTCAAGGTTTTGATGGTGGTGGTTATAATGGTGGAGGAGGTGGTGCTTCTTCAAATGGATTTGATGGTTATGGTAATAATCAAGGATTACCAAATGGTGGAAAAGGGGGTTCAGGTTTAGCATCTTCAATTACAGCTTCATCTGTCACAAGAGCATCTGGAGGAAGTGCATATTATTACGCACCAGCACCGACACGATCTGCCAACGTCACAGGAGGTGGAGGTGGTGCTTCACAAACAAATGGAGTTGCAAATACAGGTGGGGGCGGTGCTGCGGATGGGGGTCAAGGTGGTTCAGGTGTTGTTATTTTAAGAATACCAACTGCAAATTATTCTGGAACTACAACAGGCTCTCCTACAGTTGCAACATCTGGCTCAGATACAATATTAACATTCACAGGTTCAGGGAGTTATAGAGCATAATGGCACATTTTTGTAAATTAAATTTTTGGAATAAAGTTGAAAGAGTTGAAGTAGTATCTAATGATATTGCAACAACTGAACAAGCTGGTATAGATTTTTTAAATAATCTTTATAAGACAAATGATGTTTGGGTTCAAACTTCTTACAATGAAAATTTTAGAAAAAATTTTGCTAGTATTGGATTTGAATATGACCAAACTAAAGATGCTTTTATACCACCTCAACCATATCCATCATGGACTTTAAATGAAGATACTTGTAAATGGGAAGCACCAATTTCTAAACCAGATAATACAAATATATATTTTTGGAATGAATCTACAACTAGCTGGGATTTAATTTAATTGTTAAATAATCAACACAGGAGTTAATAATGCAATTATCTAAACATTTTACATTAGAAGAATTTGAAAAATCACAAACTGCTACAAGAAAAGGTATTAAAAATAAAGCTGGTGCTGGAGAGATAAAAAACTTAGGCGATCTTTGTTATGAAATACTTGAGCCTGTAAGAATTAAGTTTGACAAGCCTGTTACAATTACATCTGGTTATAGATCAGAGGAATTATGTGAAGCAATAGGCAGTAAAAAAACATCACAACACACCACAGGAAATGCCACCGATTTTGAAATAGCTGGAGTATCTAATTTAGAAGTAGCTTTATGGATTGAAAACCATTGTGATTTTGACCAACTAATCTTAGAGTATTACACAGGAGAAGCTAATAGTGGTTGGATTCATGTTTCATATAAAGATGGTTCAAATAGAAAACAAGTACTGACATTTGATGGAAAATCATATACTAATGGATTACCTGAGGCCAAATGGTCAGGTGGAAAATTAACAAACTAATAGGAGAATATTATGCCAATGGGAAAAGGAACTTACGGAAGTAAAAGAGGAAGACCAGCTAAAAAGAAAAAAGATAAAATGAAAAAGAAGAAGAAAAAG